TGAATATCTTGATTTTGTTGGAAAAACTTTTAGACATAATCCTTATTTGAAAGAATCCCGAAAAAGTTCTTATGATTATTGTTTTAATGATTGGCTTACTGAAATGGGTTTAGTGTATGAAGATCATTATTTACCTAGTTCTCCTAATTTAGAAGCTTCTTATAAAAATATTTCACGTTTTAATAAAATTAGAACGTTTGCTTCTAAAGAATGGTCAACTACGTTATTATGGTTGGAACTTGAACTAGATCCTTTTTTACGTGAGTCAGTCGTTTGGTCAAATGAAGATGTATATATGGACACTAATCGTCAGGCTTCTTCCGGATATCCTTGGAATTTAAGATGTCCAACAAAGCAAGATTTTTATGATACTTTTGGTTATGAAATTCTTGATCAGTATTGGAATGATTCTTGTTCTTGGTTAACTGCGCATGCTGTAAGTTGTAAGTTTGAGATGCGTAAGAAGGATAAAATAGAACAAAATAAACTTAGAGCGTTTATTGTTTCAGATATTCTCCATTATCATGCCTCAAAAAGATTGTTTGGTGATATGAATAATAAATTTTATAGGTCAAACTCTAAACATTTCTCCTTCGTTGGTGCTTCTAAGTACTATGGAGGATGGAATGCTTTAGCATCTTATTTTGAAGGTTATGATAATATGTGGGATGGTGATTTTGAGGAGTATGACTCCGAAATTAATGAACAATGTTTAGTAGAAATAAGTTTATTAAGGTTCAAATTTTTAAAGAAAGAATATCAAACAAGAGAAAATTTAATTAGAATAATTAATTTATGTCGGAATGCTGTTCATTCTCTTATGGTTATGGAGAATGGTGATCTAATTATGAAACATATTGGAATTTCTTCAGGCGAAGCTTGTACTACTTCAAATGGTACTTGGGCACATTATCGCTTGTTAGCGTTAGCTTGGTTGCTTTTAGCTCCTGATGGATTTAAAGATTTTATTTCTTGGAAGAAATTTTTTCGATGTAAATTAAATGGTGATGATTCGATGTCTGGTGCCAAAAAAGAGATTCTAGATTGGTTTAATCCTACTTCTATTCAAAAGGTTTTTCAATCTTTTGGATTGAAGTGGAAATTAAAAGATTTTAATGTACATAAAATAACGGAAATTTCTTTTTTGTCATCAACTTTTGTTTTAGATAAAATGTATAATTTTTATATTCCAAAATTTAATTCAGAAAAGTTAATAGATTCAATGAAATATCATACGAAAAGGGGTAGGGATTATCCTTATTCGTATTTGCGTTGTGCTATGATGCGAATTGAGTCTTATGCTGATCAAGAAAAATTTGAAATTTTTGATGCATATATGTCATATTGTGAAAATTTTAAAAAAGAATGTTTGAAAGAAGGTGTGGCTGGAATGACTTATGATCAGTTATTAGTTCTTCGGTTTCCAATTACTTTTATACAGTACCTTTATTTTGGTTTTGAAGCTTCGACTAGTCAAC